GGTTTGCCGCCGCGCTCGACGTGAACAATAGCCGACATTTTTCCCACGTTAAAATCCATTCCGATATGTAGCGTTTCTGACCCGTTTTCAACTTCGTCGCTGTGGTTCAGCCTACGGTCGAACAATCTGTAAACAGTGCCGCCTGTTAAGTTAACAAACTCGCCATTAATATACGCCTCTATCAATTGTTCCGGATAGCTGTCGCGCAAAGAATCAACATAGTCATCTGGAAGGAAAGGGTTTGATGTGGTTGCAGCCTGTATCATTTCATACCCTGGCTTCGGGTCACGCTTCCATCGCTCATAGACAAAACGGAAGCCTTCAGGCGTAGTAAATGCTGAAACGGTATTCCTGGGTTTGTCTGATGTTTTTTTGTACGTGCTCGGGCATTGCCTGTTCCTTGCTATGATTTTCGTCCAGGCTTCCTGAGCGTGTTCTTTTTTCAGTGTGTCCAGTTCGTCAATTTTAGCCCTGAATGACTCATAACCAACGATCCGCGATGGATTGTCGAGAGTCCTTAGAACAAAGTCACCCATTTGGCCGCTTGAGGTGTAAATGATGTTTTCAGATTTATTGTATTTATAGCCCACACCCCAATCGATCAGCTTTTCTTCCATCCTTGGCGCTAAAATCAATCTAACGAGGTCATAGGTTGGCTCGTACATTGCAATAAGTGAGTCACTACCGCCCTCGATTGAATCAAGGAGGGCAGAATTACACATGACCTCAGATTTGCCAGTTCCAAAACCGGCAATAAATGCAGGAAACTTGCAGCTCATATTCAAAAAAACTGCTTGTGGCTCAGTAGCCTTAATCCTTACCTGCACCAACAACCTCTATTGTGATTCCTGTTATGCTTTCTGATACGTTGTCCACCTGAGTGGGAGCGTTGTCACCCTGCATAAGGTTGTGCTCTTTTATGGCCGCTATAACAGAATTCGCGTTAATCATCCCTTTTTCGTCATCATCTTTTGAGCATTTGATCATCACGCTTTGTAGCAATTGAAGCTTTTTTTCTTTGGAATAAACAAACTCGTTTAGTGCAACTTTTTTGTATTCTTCTATCGCAAGCTGAACCTTAACTTTTTTTAACATCCGGCTTCCCGCTTGGTCTGCCGTCTTTTCGCTGTACCCTGCGGCAATAGCGGCCTGCCTTGCGTTATTACACCCTGTTAAAATGTACTCTTTTATAAAGTCATCTTCACTTGGCCTCTTATTTTTTGCCTTTGCCATCCAGCCCCCGGAGAACTGATGTTATTTATGTTAAACGTCTGTGACGTGTGTTGAATTTACTGACTTAACATGGTGCTACTGTCACATGAATGCAATCAACGAGAACTCGCGTATCATCCAGCGTTACCGTTGCTTTTAATACTGTCGTGCCAAGAGTGGCACCTGTTACTGTTGCCGTTGTGACCCCTGTGCCGGGATTATTTGATGTTACGCCAAGTGTGATCGCTGAGCCGCTTTCTAATTCCCAGGAGGCACCCGTTGACGTTGCAGAACCAGCGCTAACAGAATAATCGAATCCAGGCAGATCAGTCTGACCAATTCTTAACTCTAATTCATTATCTGACATTATACGCCCATTTTAAATATTGGTTGGATATTACGCATACCATATTCTTGCGGTACGTTGCCCATTGAATAAGTGAATGATGGTGCTATGACAGCAGCTGTAGTAGCTAGAATACCACTATATGCGTGAGCTGTTTGCTGCCTGTCTGCCTGATCAATTACGCCATCCGATAACGGCAATATTATTGCAAGTCCGAACGCTATAGCTGATCCGCGTTTGTTCTGAGTATCAACGGCCATCAGATGAACTCATTGCGAGAATATGTGGTCGCGTCATCGCTCACCGCTGCCGTTGCAATGTTCCCAGCGCCAGAATCATTTTTGATTGATTGTGTGGTTGCTGTCTGCGTTACCTTGTTGCGATTCATCGTGAACAGCCATGAGAGCTTATCTTTTATGCTTGACGTTGCAGCCGGTACGCTCCCAGGCTCCGCGAATGTATCAACCGTCAATACGTCTAAAACTTCGGCGTTTACCTGCGCTGTTGAAACATCGTTAAGAGCTGCTATTGCTGCCCCGTTATCAGAAATCCCAGTATTATCAGGAACGGTCGTGTTTGCGCCGTTGGTGCCGCGCATATCGGTATTAGTCGTTGTTGTTGCCACTGTTGTGACGTTAGCAACTGCACCGGCTGCCGTGGTGATTGCCCCAGCGGTCACTATATCCGTTGCCGATACGTTATTTAATGCTGTTATTTGTGCGGGTATAGTTGTCTGCGTGTCGGTTTCAATTGCGTCAATACTGGCCTGTGTTGCTGCCAGCAAATTAACACCAGTCGCACCCGTAATAATATCCAAATCATTTTGCGCTGTTGTTTGCGCTGCTGATGTAGCACCGGTTGTTACGGTTGTGACCGTTGCCACTGTGTCTGCTGCTGGATCAAAATAGCTCGCTGCTACTAGTGTTCGTGCGTTGAATTCTGCAACTGTCGGGATATCAGCGATGCCTGACGTGTGGTCTGCTGTTTGTGGTGTGTTGCTTGTATAAGTCGTCAAAGTGTCGACTAAATCTACGTTAACTACTGCGCCTGCCAATGTTGTAATTGCTCCTGCGCTTACAATGTCAGTAGCAGCAACATCATTCAAACCCGATAAAATAGTGTTGTTATCCACCGTCTGCGGGAATGCTGTGTAGACTTGCACTGTTGACGTGATAGCACCCGTACCACTGAAAGTAAACGCTATGTGATCGCCGTTACTTTCTGCTTGTGTGAGTGCGTAGCTATGATAACCATTGCCCTCATGCGTCACAGAGCCACCACCGGCAGTCTGTGTGCCGCTATCAACGGTCACAACTACCGTCACCGTTGAGGTAAAATCAGAGCCATCAGCGGTAGCTATCATCTGAACGCCAACGCTTTGGCTTGCCACGTTCTTTTTCATTACATGCCACCCTGAATTATTGTGTTTGCTGAATGCGCCCAATAAGCTTTAAATGTTGGTGCTGGTGGCGCTCCGCTCGAAACAAAAATAAACGACTCGTTAGCGGGTTTTAGCACCTGATAAATATTTTCAGACGCGCTTTTCATTTCTGCATCGCTTAACGCTCTGCTCCAAACCATTATTACGTCATGGTCTGCTTTGCTCTCTTTTGCTGCCGTGTTAAAGTTTGCACCCAAGGCAATATTATTGCTTGTTGAGTACGAGCTTGAACTGCCAATTGATCCGCTTGATCCGTCCTTCTTTGAGCCTACCCAGTTTTGTGCGATTAAATTTGCACCATTCCAATTATAAACACCACCCCAAACTATGGGTGTCGCGCCATCCGACGGGATGCTACCATTTGTGCCGATCAAAACCGATCCCGCATAAGATGTTGGTCTTAACTGCGCTGCAGTTGTATCTGCCCAAACAACAAATTGTTGGTTGTTTATATCAAAAAGCGCTTGATCTTTGGTGCCAGAATCATAAAGAGCCTTTGTTAAAACCGTAAAATCTTCACCGATTGGGCCGCTGTTTACAATGAGACGTGCAGTTGATGTGCCATCAAACCTGACTGTCCTGCCAAGTTTGTTTGTTGCCAAGCTCGCGCCTGATTGAACAGTTAGAAACTCACCGTCTACCAGATTATACAGAGCGCCTGTCGTCGGCAGGAAAACGCCCCACAACCCTTCCGACAATGGATTGTTTTTATCAATAACCAGACTGTGATGCTGGCACCTGCCAACATTTAATGACCCTGAGTTACACTGATTTAGCGGAATTATCGGCATTAGCTAACCTTGTACGTCACCGAGTCGCCGTCGGCACCAGATGCGGGTATTGTTTGGCCTGAGTTATTATCAAGCACAAAACCAACATACTGACCCAAACTAAGCATTGGAAGCTGTACGTGAAATTCTACTTCTGTTCGGTGCGTGCCGTCGTATGTCGTGTCTGCTGATTTTATCAGCGTTGCGTCTGCAATTTTTAATACAACATCACCAGCGGATGACGGGTCAATATTGTCTGTCCACTCTGCGCCGTTTTGAGACTCTACAAGATAAAGATCATAAGTTCCGCCGGTTGCCGATGAGTTGATAGGCACGACTAAATGTATATTTATGCCAATTTCACCCGCGCCCTGTATTTCTCCAAAAGCCTCTGCGAATGCCGTCACATTTGAATGCAAACGAGAAACATCAGCTAGAACAGTGCGAGTGCCGTACGTTATATCACCACTAGCCATATATTAAGCCCCGTATGCGTCAGATAATGTTTGTACCACGTCATCAACAGCAGCTTGTATACCTGAGTCGGCGGCAGATTGAATGCCTGAAACTGACGAGTCTTTGTTTTCTGCAAGCACCGCCATTAAAGCCTTTTTACCTTCACCGTCAGGAGAAGAAAATACACCCGCTGCCCATTTTTTATCAGCAGTAGTCGGTGTTGCTGAAATAAGATTGTTCGCAGCTATAACCAATGCTGCCTGTACTTTGTTCATCAAATCCGAGTCATTAAACAACCCGCGCAACTCTAGCAATGTAGCCATATATCACCCAATTTTTAAGTTATTATCATTGTACTCCATAACGCAAAAAACCCCTAATAGGGGCTTTGCTGTCGGGTCACCTAAGATACCAAAGGCTGGCAGCGAAATACGCTGTAAGCCCTGCAGCTGAGAGCATCAATACTAGCAGAGTGTTTACAGTCGCATCCCGCTCTACGCCGCTATTCCGATTATGAAGCATGAAATCAGGATGCCTACTGAGTAAATTAATTGCATTTTGTCGTTCATTTGATTTTCTCATGATTCGCCTCAATTAGGTGCCGATTCTTGATGGCCTCCACCGGGTAACTCCCAGCGGTCAAGCGATACTTGTTATCAAGTCTAAATTTGCGCCCTGCCGTGAAGCATTTTCTGTAGGCGTTACGGCTATAATTTAATTATAGACTGCTTTGAGTTATTTTACACAGCGATACTGAATCAATAATATCTTGCACTGTCTCCCATTTTTCTTCTATATTTTCTTTTAGCTGGATGTTGAATTCGTCATCAGCAAACATTGCAATCTCAAGCATATCCAGAGAATCCGCGCCTAAATCTTCTTTGAGTGTCGTGGTTCGCGCAAGCACATCTGTGACAGTACAGAGCATAGCGCTTACAATTCTGAAAACGGTTTCTTTTATGTCCATAATCTCTCTCCATTAATTTTAAAGTCAGGAACCCCATTATCCACATCAAGGGCTAATCAATAGCCTGTTGAATTTACTGGACTTAGATCCACATCACTCTTCCGAGAACAAATAACAGCCTGTTACCAGCCAATCATTATTTGTCAGGCCACCAATATCTGGTGCCAAATTGTGCCGTCGTTGTCAGGGGTGGGACATTGCAACGCGTTGGGCTTTCCGATTATCTTGAATCTGCATTGTTGAGAGTGCTCCACTAATTTGGAAGCCCCGCCGCTGCTCTCGAACTTAACCGCTAAGTTAAACGTAAAGACAGTTGGGCAGTTTTACTCTCATCAATACAGACTCCCAGTTTAGGAAGCTGCTTAAACCATTCTGGCAGTGTTTAGGAGGGCTTTAGGAGGGGGTTTCAGGCATAAAAAAAGGGCTTTGCAATGACCCCGATAACTTGGGTGGAAAAGATACTTTGGACGGTATTTAACCCAAAGCATCAGAACCATTGCGAAACCCTTGTTATCTTTTCCAACCAATCCAGCGCCGTCCAAACGCTTACCCCAAATTATAACGCCATCCCCAATTAATTCAAGTTTTAATCCAACTATTGAGTATTCCTCAATAGTTCAAGCTTTCTTTTTCTTATGCCCCTTCGTGCCTTTGCGGATGTTTTTAGCTAAGCTCGCCGGAGGATTTTTGATTTCACCAGATTTTATTGCTGATATTGTGTCGGGGCTTCTACGTGCAGAACTCGCTATCTGCTTAATCGTCCTGCCTTTTGATTCAGCCGCTTTGATGGCCTTGCGAGCCTCGCCGCCTGTACTTTTACCCGCTACGCCTTTTTGTGGTTTCTTTGCTGCCATTTTAATCACCTTTATCCGTCATAACACCCACAGGGCATTATCTTTGTGTAATCATCGGGGAACATATCATCGGTTGACAATAAATCACCCCAAGCCCAGGTTCTCCCGAGCCCCTTTATAGTACGCGCCTCCATGTTCTTTTCAAGAGTTATAGCTCTTTCTGCCAGGTCTGGATTCTCAACTTTTAGCTGCATTATTTCTGTTTTTCGCATATTTGGACAAAAGAAACATGATGATTTCCCAGGCAACGGAAGCCCTGCACGCTTGATTATGTCAATGCAATCATCACGATCTATTCCCCAATCGACGAGAGGATAAATTTGATCATACTTTGGATCGTCGTATTTTTTCGCTCTTTGTTCCTCTCCGGCATCTATCCCGATTATTTTTGTAACTTTTCCGCCGCTATTCCAAAGCTCTTGCGCTGCTGTCTGCTGTTTTATCCAGCGCTCCTGCGGCCTGGCCTTCCATCGCTGCGAGCAAGTTTTAAACCCGTAAGCAACAGATGGCAAAGCTTTACGCTTCAGACAGTCATCTTCTAGCGTCACAGCCTCGGAAACAGTAATTATCGCTGGAAATCCTTTGCTTTCTAGCCAAGCGCTAAAACTCTTAATGTCTGCATAAGTTCCAGGCTTCTCTGCCCCTGTGTCTGCAAAAAGTATAGCATATGGCCTATCGCCAAGATCGACCATTTTTATAAGCATGGCCTTTGAATTTGTGCCGCCTCCATAGCTTGCAACTCTCATAATCACTCCAGCACAAATTGCGCTTCCCATAGCACCTGTGTAAATTCGCTGTAAAACCTGGCACTGCAGCACTTGCACAGACTATTAGTGCGCATCCGTTCGATTTCGCCTTGTGTTACTACCGATTCGCATACCGGGCATTCTCGGTGTGGTTTGTCTTGCTGTAAGCATTTGACGTTGTTCATGATCCGATTCCTTATCAGTTAAAAAAAGGCTCC